GAGATGGGAGAACTTACTTGGACTCTAACTCCCATACAAAGAACTATAAAAAATAGCATTGAAAATGACACTACTAGAACTAGTGTTGTAGTTTGTAGTAGGAGGTTAGGAAAATGCATAAAAGAAGGTACCGAAGTTCATACAACTAAAGGTATAAGGAAAATAGAGGATTTAACTGAGGAGGATTATGTTTATGGGTATAATTCTGACGGAACAGTTTCTCCTGCAAAGGTAGTGACTAAACAATACCAAGGGTATAAGGAAGTAGTAGACTTAGTACATAATAAAAAAATAATGGGAACCTGTACAGAAGATCATAGGTGGGCTACTTATGATACTTATTCAGAAAAAGAGTCAGTTACAAAAGTAAAAGACTTTACTAGCAGAACAAAAATAAGAAGAGAGTTTGTTAAATCTCCTTGTGGAGAAATAAAGGAACCTCATGCATATGCTATAGGAGCTTTATTAGGGGACGGAAGTAGCAGAGAAGGTTACAACCAAATAAAAATTTCTAGTCAAGATGAGTCCATAGTATCACACATAAAGGACGTTCTAGGAGCAAAAACATATTATAAGTCTTCTAAAAACAATTTTACATGGAACATATCTAATTATGAAAAAATAATGAGCTTAAAAGAACGAGGAAGCAATAAAAGGACCTCTGTTGAGTGTAACTATTATGTTGATTGGATAAAAGGAAGATATGCTCACCAAAAAATAATAGATATAGACATTATCAAGACATGGGATAGAATCAGTATGCTTAATTTATTAGCAGGATTGGTAGATTCTGATGGAAGTGTTTTTGTTACATCCGATAACTGTCTAAAAATAAATTTCGGATGTCAATCAAAGAGTATGGTAGAGGCTTTTCAGTTTTTGTTACTACAACTTTTTTCAACACAAACTAAAATAAAAATAGACAATAGAGATAAATATAAAAACGGTCCAGTATACTTTATAGACGTAAAAAATAACCTAAACTCTAGGATTATACTAGAAGAACTTACTGATTATATAAAATGTGATAGGAAAAAATATAAGAAAGAATACGATGATCTAAATAACAATAATTCAGTAAAAGGGTTTGTTGGAGTAAAAAAAGAGAACAAGAGACTGGAACATACTTGGGATATTATGATAGATAACGATACTCATTTATTTGTTCTTGCAAATGGACTAATAACACACAATACTTGGCTCCTAGTAACCTTAGCAGTAGAGGAGTGTCTTAAAAAAGATAATGCTATTGTTAAATTCCTTCTCCCCAAACTAAAAGACGCAAAAACTGTTATCAAACCTTTAATGAGAGATATTCTAGAAGAGAACAACTGTCCCGAACATTTACGTCCAGATTACAATACTCAAGACAAAATATATACTTTTCCTAATGGATCAGAAATTCATTTAGGTGGATCAGATTTGTCGGCAGAATCTCTTAGAGGGACAAAAGCTGATTTAGTTTTAATTGATGAAGCAGGGTTCGTTAGCGATCTAAAATATACGATTCAGTCGATCCTATCTCCTACTATTAGAACTACAAGGGGGAGAATGATAATGGCATCTACACCATCTAAAGATCCTCAACATGAATTTATACAGTGGTATATGAACCCGTACAAATCTCAAGGAAGGCTTAAGATATATGATATATATCAGAATCCAAATTTTACTAAAGAAATCATAGATGAGATAATAGAAGAATATACTCTAGGAGTTGAAGATCCTGATTTTAGAAGAGAATACTTGTGTGAAGTTTTCGTAGATGAAGAAACAACTATCTGTGCTGAGTTTTCAAAACAAAAAGAATCCATCGTAATAAAAGATTATACGATTCCTAAATACCGTGACTTTTATGTTGGATTCGATCCGGGATTTAGAGATCTGTCCGCATTATTGTTTTCTTATTATGACTTCCAAGAAGCCTGTTTATATGTTATGGACGAAGTGGTTATAAACGGAAACGAAGTCCGAACGGATAAACTAGCCGCAGTCATAAAAGAGAAAGAGAAGTTGAGATTTTTTGATCCGTTAACAAAAACTAATGATGATGCTTATTTAAGAGTAATGGATATAAATCTAAATTTACAACAAGATTTACAACAACTACATGACATAACATTCATAAGCACTAAAAAAGATAATAAGGACCAAGCTATAAATCAAATGAAAATGTGGATAGCGCAGGGAAAAGTAAAAATACACGAAAGATGTACTCATTTGAGATATCATCTAGAATTTGGACAATGGAATGATAGGAGAACTGATTTTAAGAGATTAGCAGATTCTCCGAATAAGGAAATAAGAGGAGGACATGTTGATACGATCCCGGCACTCTATTACTTAATAAGAAATATTCATACATACAGGAACCCGTTTCCTAGCAACTATGGATGTGATATCAAAGAAGATACTCACGTAACAAGGAATTACCGAAACAAAGCGTCACAACATGTTGATTTAATGAGAAGTATAATGAATTTAAAGACTAAAAGATGACGATTTATGACAATTTAACAACTATATAATAGTTAATACATAAGGAAATAATAATGACAAGATCTGTATATTTTGCAGCAGAAAAAGACCCAAAAGTAACTATAAGGTTTTTAGAAGAAAAAGCTAAGAACTGGTTTTCCGGAATCAGTGACTCGAGCTACCTAAGTAAGATTGAGAGATCGTGGAAAGCTTATTATGGAGACTACTACTCAGATGGGGGAAATTCTCACGGAGTAAGTTTTGGTGGGGAAAATGGAGAAATAGTAAATCTCGCAGTAAATCATTATAGAAACTTAGCGAGACATATACACGTTATGGTAACTGGCACTAGACCAGCATTTCAGTGTAGAGCAATCAATACAGATAGAAAATCACTGATACAGGCAAAACTAGGAAACGGTCTACTTGACTATTATATGCGAGAGATGCGATTAGAAGAAGTACTAAAAGATGCTGTAGAATACGCCATAGTATTAGGATCAGGGTACGTAAAGATAGAATGGAACAGTACTAAAGGCAAAATACAAGATTACTTAGAACCCGATCCGAGTTCTATTTTTGAAGAGGATGAAGACGGAAATCCGGTAGACGAAGAAGGCAATATAGTAGAACCTTTTCCTATTTATGAAGGTGATGTAGGGTTTTCATTAGTATCTCCTTATGATGTTATATTTGATTCAACTAAAGAGTATTTTGATAAAAATGAATGGGTAGTTGTTAGAAGTAAAATATGTAAATTTAACTTGTCAGCAAAATACCCAGAGTTTGCAGATAAAGTAGTACAGTTAGATACTGTAGATAAAAAAGAAAGAGGGAGTGGAAGATCTTCTAATAACAAAGCACATGAAACCGATGATATTTTCGTTAAAGAGTTTTTTCACAAAAGAACTGCAGCGATGCCTAATGGTAAATACATGCTTTTTATTGATGACGAAGTTATATTAGAAAACACTATGATGCCTTACCGAGACTTACCTTTATATAGAATAACCCCTTCAAGCATTATTGGAACTCCTTATGGATATACTGATATGTTTGATTTATTACCACTTCAAGAGATGCTTAACAGTATGTACTCAACTGCTGCAACAAACATAAACGCATTTGGCGTTCAATCAATACTAGTCCCAAGAGGAGCTGGAGTTGAATCTGAACAAATGGGCGGCGGAATGCAATTCATCCATTATAATGAAGGCGCAGGAAAACCCGAGCCGATGCAACTAACTGCAACCTCTCCTGAAGTATACCAAATGATGACTTTATTAGAAAAGACTATGGAGACATTATCCGGAGTTAATTCAGTTGCAAGAGGTAACCCTGAGCAATCACTACGTTCAGGAAATGCTTTAGCATTAGTACAATCCCAAGCATTACAATTTGTATCAGGACTTCAGCAATCATATATAAGATTACTAGAAGACGTTGGAACTGGAACTATAAACCTACTTAAGGATTTTGCAAATGTTCCTAGAATTGTAGCAATTGCCGGAATAAATAACACTTCTGAAATGAAAGAATTTAAATCAGATGATATTAAATCAATTAACAGAGTGATCGTAGATGCTGGAAATGCTTTAATGCAAAGTACTGCTGGTCGTGCCCAAGTTGCTGAGAACCTTCTTCAAATGGGATTGATCGACAATATAGACAAATATCTAATGGTGCTTAATACCGGAAACCTCGACTATTTAACTGACGGTAAGATTGACAATTTAACTTTAATTAAATCCGAAAACGAAGCACTAGTAAGAGGAGAACCTCAACAAGCAATTTGGTCCGAGCGTCACTCGATGCATATGAAAGAACACATGGAAGTATTAAATGATACTGAATTAAAAAAGGACGGAAAACTAGTTCAAATGGTTTTGGCACACGTACAAGAACACGCTAACTTGCTTCGCACAACTGACCCAGCACTATTGTCAATGATTGGCGAACAACCTATTGCTCTCCAACAACCAGTAGGAGGTACACCGCCACCACAACCACAACAAGCAGGACAACCTGATCAAGGAACTGCAGAGATGATGGCTCCACAAGATTCACAAGCTAATGGACAGCCTAATTTACCTCGCCCTGCCGGAGAAGGTACAATACTTCCTCCAAATATGCCACAAACTCCCGGAGATTTATAATGGCAAGCGGAAATAGAGTAAAATACATAGATCATAAATTTAAAGATAATCATGCAATTAGTACCAGAGCATTTATATCACAAAAAACCGGAGCGAAGTATCGTATCATATTAAACTTTGATGAGATGCAATATTATATAAGAAACGAAAGAAGTAAAGAATATGTTTTTAAGAGCAACAAATACACAAACATGAATGTCTTGAAAAGAACTGCAAGAGCAAAACTAGAATATTTTGGGGTAAGCTTAAAACGTGAAGTCCGGGACAGGCAGTTTGGTGTTTGCAAAAAAGGATACTCTCAAAAAGATCATGAGATGTTACAAGAACTAGAAAAGAAATCGTAGGAGATTAAAATGAGTGAATCAGAGTATAAGTTTTTCGAAGATGTAAATAAACCAAAAAAAAATAAAAAATATGAAGATATGACTAAAGATGAAAAAGAAGCTTTTTTAAGGAACAAAAACAAAAACGCAGATCTTTCAGGTTTTGAGGACGGAGGAGTAGCTAAGAAAAAGAAAAGTTACTTCGAAAAGATAATAAACGTTTGTAAAATTAAAAAATAGACATTAATTAATTTATAAACTCCTACCAATTATGGCGGAGTATCTATGCTATATCAAAAGACTAGCAAAGGAAACATAAATGAAAACAAAAAGTAAATCTTTGATCGAGGGTTTCAAATCGATTTTATTTAACGAACGTGGCTCTATCGGAGAAGAAGTTGAAGTTGTAGAAGATGCTGTTGAAGCTGAAGTTGTAGAAGAAGAAGTCGAAATAGAAGCTGCTGCCGAAGAAGCTGAAGGCGGAGTAGAATTAAATGCCGAAACTGAAGAAGAATTAGAAGAAGAGGTAAAAGCTGCTATTGATGATGGTGCTACTAACGAAGAGATAAAAGATATGATTCGTCAGTTTACTTTAAAAGTTGATGGTAAAGAATTCATAAAAGAAGTTGATTTAAATAACGAAGAAGAGCTTACAAAGCAATTTCAATTGGCTGCTAAAGGTCAGAAATCAATGCAAGAGCTTCAAGAACTTAAAAACTTATATTCCCAACAAATTGATCGTATATATAGTGACCCACTTGGAGTACTAAAAGAGATGAATCCGGAATTTGACGCTTTGGACGTATCTGCTAAGTATATCGATCAATTATCCAAAGAACAAGAAATGAGTCCGCAAGATAAAGCTGAATTAGAAAGAGAACGTGAGTTCAAATCTGTTCTAGAAGAAAGGGATCGTCTTAAACAAGAAGCTGCTGATAGAGTTAATGAGCAAGAAAGACAAGCTCTAGCTGATGAACTTCAAACAGATATAATGTCTGCTTTAGATTCAGATGCTGATTTAGTAGCTGATAGAGACACAGTTGCTTTAGTTGCTGAGAATTTAATGTGGGCTGCTAAGAATAATATGAACGATATAACTGCTAAAGATGTACTTCCTACGGTAAAAGAGCAATTAAGAGCTAATTTTCAAAAAGCAGCTTCAAGATTTAAGAATGTTGACTCATTAAAATCACATATGGGCGATGATATTTTAAATCAACTTCGTTCAGAGAGAGTTGCTCAAGCACAGAAGCAAGTAAAAAATGCTACAAGTGTAAATAAAGATGTAGCCAAGCCAGATAAAAAAAGTGAGAAGAGAGATAAAATAAAACTAAGCTCTTTATTTGGATAATAACTAAGCCACTGTAATTATGGTAAAATAGTATTTTTATTGTTTTTATTGATATTACAGTTGCTTCTTTTTAACAACTATGTTATAGAAGCGTATTTTACGCTCTAAAAATAAACACCGCTTTCTACTGTTTTGGCAGTTGGAGGAGATTTCTAGAATTGGACGTTATACCCGGAAGGATTAGCGAAAGAATCTGGAATACCGAATTTAAACTAAAAGATTTGAAGAAGAGGTCGTTTGTGTAACTAATAATTAAATGTCCCTAGATGGACAAGGAGAATTAAAATGGCTAATGAAGTCGCTACGCTAAACGGTCTATATAAAGATAGATACGCTGACAAAGTACAGGATCTTGTTCCTGATCATATTAAATTATATAATGCTGCTGAATTTCAAGAATCAAAGAAATTAGGTGGATCATATGTTGAACCAGTTATTCTTTCTTTAGAATCAGGTTTTACTTATGGTGGAGAAGATGGACTTTTATTTGCATTAGAAGCTGCTAAAGAGTTTAAGATGGAAAAAGCATCTGTTAAAGCTAGAGAATTAGTTTTAAGATCAGCAATTTCTATTGGTGCATTAAACAGATCTGCTTCAGGTGAGCAATCAATCGAAAAGGCAATGGATCTTATGGTTGGTAACATGCTTAAGTCTATTTACCATAGACTAGAAGTTCAAATGTTCTACGGACAGTCTGGACTTGGAACTGTTAAGGCTGATAATACTGATGCTGCTGCAGAAAAAGTAATCTTAATCGATGACGCTCAATGGGCTGCTGGAATTTGGAATGGTACTACTGGCGCTCAAATCGAAATTTTTGACGCTGCCCTAAGTGCTAAATCAATTTCTGATAACATCGAAATTAAAGGTTATTCTTTAAAAGACAGATCTATAACTATTAAAAAAGTAAGTGGAGGTTCATTTGCATCTCCCGGTGATGATGTTACTGCTACTGATGTAATTTATTTTAAAGGTGCTGCTGTAGCTTCTGGAACTCCTGTAAAGAACGAATTTATAGGAATTCATGGTATTTCTGAAGAAACTACAAGCTTATTTGGTGTTTCAAACGCTAACGAGCCTTTATTTCAAGGATCTATCGTAGACGTTGGAACTGTTGGTACTCCGGTTGTTCTTTCACAAGCTAAAATTGAAGATGGAATTTCTTCAATGGTAGAAAAAGGACTAATGGAAGAGTTAGTTTGTGTTTATGTTAATCCTAAACAATGGAATAGCTTACTTTCTGAGCAAGATGCTAAGAGAGTTCTAGATAGCTCTTACTCAAGCTCTAAACACCAATCAGGTGCTAGAGAGATTGAATTTTTCGGTCAAAACGGAACAATTAAAATCAAAGCTTCTACATTCGTAAAAGAAGGTTTTTCTTATATCGTATCTGAAAAAGATCTTAAGAGAATTGGTTCTACTGAAGTAACATTCAAAAGACCAGACGGTGAAGAATTCTTCAAGTTACTTGAAGGTTTTCATGGTGTTGAAATGAGATGTATGACTGACCAAGCGTTATTCACTTCTCGTCCGTGTTCAATAGCTCAACTAAGATATATCAAAGCTGACTAATAAAAACAATAGTATAAAGTGCCCTCGGCTAGTCCGGGGGTTTTTTAGTTTAAGGGCTTGTTTTTGTTGAGTATAGTCATAAATACGCCCTTACAATCCATCAAATTTAACAACTATATATAGAGGTACTTTTGTACTTTGTTGTATAGATAGGAGAAATAATGTCAACAACTCGAATTCTCGGAGATGAAGTATTTGATTACCCAGATACCGGGGATATAAACTACGGTGAAGAAGCTTCTGGTTGGATAGGCGAAGCAACAGCAATCTTCGGAGAAATTTCAGGTCCCGGAGACATCCCTACAACAGAAGTTACTTTAATAGGAGATGACACAGTAACTCATATAGAAGGAGATATCACTAATTTAAAATTTGATACTTCATTCGTACAAAGCATAAAAGTAGAAGGTTTTATAACTAGAACATACACAGCTTTATCAGGAATAGCAACTCAAGTAGAGTCGTTTTCCATAGAAGGCGCTTATAACGGCACTGTTATCAATTTCTCATCAGATTTTTCTGGAGACGAAACTGAACTAGAATTCTCTACAAATGGCGGACAATTTAAATTTAAATACTTAAAGATAACAGATACTGAAACGGTAGAGATTAAATTCTCGGCAAAAGCAAAAATTGATGAATCTTTTTTCCCATAAGAATAAATAATAATAACTTAGTATCGTATTGAAATAAATACGGAATCGGAGATAACATCAAAGAGGTTTTAGGAAGGAATTAAAAATGAGCATAAAATCGAGAAAATTCTCAAAAGGAATTAGAACTAAACCAACAACTGACGCTGCAACTTTAGAAGGTGAGCAACGCACAGATTCTGCCGACAATAAACAAAAAGTTTATCTAGACAGTGCAGAAAGATCTATCGTAACAGAAGATCAAACTCAAACACTAACTAACAAAACAATTGACGCAAATGGCACTGGAAATGATATCTCTAATTTAGAGACTGACGATTTTGCTGCTGACATAATAGACACTGACACTGCATTATCTGAGGACTCAGACACCCGTATTGCCACTCAGAAGGCAGTCAAAGCATATGCTGATTCCACTGCAGGATCTGTTGGATCAGACCTTACAGACCACATTAACGATGCCTCAGACGCTCATGATGCTTCAGCAATATCTAACATACCTTCTGGTAACTTAGTCGCAACTGATCAACAAGCAGTAAATAACGAATTGCAAACTGAGCTAGATGGTAAGATTGCAGGATCTGAATTAACTAACCATGAAGCTGATACATCTACTCATGGAGTTTCTACAATTGCCGGGATTTCTGAGGCTCAAACATTCACAACTAAAACAATCGACGGTGATAATAACACAATAACAAATATTGGTGATGAAGAATTAAAAGCTGGAATTGATGCTGCTAAATTAGCTGACGGATCTGTAACTAACACTGAACTTCAATACATAAATACATTATCTTCAAACGCCCAAACTCAATTAGACGCTAAACTTGCTGGATCAGATCTTACTGACCATGAGAACGACACCTCTACTCACGGAGTATCAACTATTGCTGGTATTTCTGAAGCTCAGGTATTTACTAACAAAGACATTGATGGTGGAACTGCTTCTAACACTTCTAGAGTAACTCTACCTAAAGCAGCAAAAGCTACGCTAGACGCTCTTACTAGAAAAGAAGCTACTATCGTATTTGATACCGACACTAAGAAAATATATAAAGATGATGGATCTGATTTAGTTGAAATTGGAGGATCTGGTCAAGGTGGAATTAATTATGTCGAAAATGGTGACTACGATCTAAATACTGACGGAACTACTGGAGATACTAATTTAACAGTGTCTCAAGAAACTGCAGCTCCTCTAAGAGAAACAGGATCGCTTAAAATAGCCAAAGGAGCAATTAACGCTTCTACTCAATCAGTAACTATCCCATTTACCGTAGATACTGCTGACTTAGCTCAGATGCTTACGATTACATTTGATAAAGATTTCTCCCACGCTGATTATAATGATGGAGATGCCCAAGTTAGGATTATAAAAGATCCTGATGGAACTCCTGTTACGATTAGAGTAAACGGCGAAGATATTCTCGGAGGAAAGAATCCTCATTTAGCACAGTTTCAAACTGATGCAACAGAATTAGATTATGCTTTAGAAATATACTGGAATGATTCTGGTACTGATGCAGTAGATGTTTACTTGGATAATGTTCAAGTCGGTCCTAGAGACGTTGTAAAAGGCGGAGCTATGTCAGATCCTGCTGTATATACTGCAGTACTTACAAATCTAGGAAACGCTACTCAAGATATAGAATATCACAGAGAAGGAGCATTTGTTTTGATTAAAGGTAGAGTTACTATAGGATCAACTCTACCTACAGGAACTCTACAGGTAGGACTTCCTGATTGGTTAACAGCAGACGATAACAATTCTATTAATGTGGGAACCGCTACAGCATCTACAACATCTCCCTTTTTTCCAATAGGATCGTTAGGTCTTACTGGTAATAACATTACAATATTTACTGTAGGAGCAAACTCTAACTGGAACGCAAGTAACCCTGCAACATGGTCTGTAGGACACTATTTTGAAATAGATGCAAAGATAAGAGTACAAGGATGGAGTTCTAACACGATAATGTCGGAAGATATTGGTAATCGTGAAGTAGTAGTAGAAGGTGTTTCAAATGCTGGAGGAGCTTTAACTGCAAATGTAACAAAAATCGATTGGGTAGAAACTAGAGATACAATCAATGGATGGGATGGATCTAGATTTACTGCTCAAGAATTAGGAGATTACTCCTTTAAAGGAATGGTTAGACTTAGTTCACCAAGTACTATGAATATGAGGATATTTAAAAATAACAGTGCCAGTAAATACGTAAATGCTGCCGGAGTATCAACTCAAAACAAATCATTTGATATTACTATTAGATTAGAGAAAGGTGACTATGTAGATTTTAGATCAGACGCAACCGCAACTTTACAAGGATCGTCAACATTACATTATATTCATATAATTAAACTAGCTAACCCACAAACGATACTAGACACTGCAACGGTAGCGGCTAGGTATACTAGTAATGCAAGTACTCAATCATTTGATGGTTCGTTAGAAATCGTAGATTTTGAGAATAAAGTATATGATACTCATAATTCTGTTACTACAGGAGCTAGTTGGAAATTCACAGCTCCTATATCAGGATATTATAATGTTTCATCTAAAATACTTTATGCAGCCTCTGTTTATACTGCCACACAAAGTACTTATATGGATCTATTTATAGGAACTACAGATACCGCTAGGATTTCAGAGAAGATAGCAGCTAATACAACATCCATGTTCTTAGGAGCTGGAGGTACAACAACTATATATCTAGAAAAAGGAGAGTATATAAACGTACAAAGTGCAAATGAAAGGGGAGCTACATTTCTTTTTCCTTCAGGAGTACATAACTGGATATCAATAGAAAGAATAAAATAAAATGTATATAGTAAAACTACATAAAAAAATAGAATGTAAACACTACTCAATAAGCTTTATTACTAAAGAAGAAGCTGAAGAATGGATAAAAGACCAGATAGATAAAGGAAAATGGGGAAAATCTGGAGAATATGATTATGAAATAACCGATGGAGTTAATCATAATCGTACTCAAAAAATACAACAGTTGAAAGAGAAACGTGATCAAATACTATGTGCCACTGATTGGATATTTTTACCAGATGTAAAGTTCGATCAAAAGCACAGAAAAATATACATGGAATATAGACAGTTATTGCGTGATGTTCCTCAGAAGATAAAAAATAATAAGCCAGTAGTTTTCGAGTCCTTCGAGCATTGGTTAAGAAGAAATCATCCAGAAGAGTTTATGGATGGCGGAAAAGGACAAAAGATAATATATAGATTTAATTATTACGTTAAGGAGTAATGATGTTAGACCAAATAACTTTTTTAATGAACAACTATCCATGGGTTCAGCATGTTATTGCTATATTAATTATATGCAGAATAGTGTTTAAACCACTGTTTATAGTACTAAGTAAGTATGTAGAATTAACTGTTGAAGATAATGATAATAAAAAACTTAACGCTTTTATGAAAACTAAGAAATATAAGATGATAGTATTTATCGTCGATTTATTAGCTTCGGCAAAATTACCGACAGTTAAGAAGGGGAAATAGTTTGAGTGTTTTAGACGCAATTTTAGTAAAAGAGTTAATAAGCACTCCTACTACAGTAAATGTAAATTATACTACTGACAAAATCGACATCTCTAATAGAGAAGATGAATTTACTGTTCAGATAGTTTGGGATAATGGAGTTTCTGTGAATATGGATTTATTGTTAGAAGTAAGTTCCGATGGCGCAAACTTTGCAACAATGGCTACTCAAAATATAACAACTGCAGAAGATTCAATGCTATTTGATATAGTGGGTGGTTCTGGAGCAAGATATGCAAGAGTTACGATAGAAGTTTCAGCAGGGAGTATTGACGTAAATAGAATACTATACTCCGGAAAAAGAAGGCACTAAAAATGGGAATATATAAATCAGTAAATATGGACGCAGTAGGTGGCGGTGGTGGATCAGGAAATCCTCCATACAACAGCATCTTTTTGATTGCCAGTTGGAACTTGAACGGAGATGTTTACGAGATCATAATACCAGAATCAACTCACGGTTTAGGAACGGTAGTTTCGGCACAGGTATTTGAAAAAGACGGAACAGATTATAAAGAAATAATAGTAGATATTGTTGTTGCATCAAACGGCAACGTAACATTAAATATATCATCAACTACTGACTTACGTTTTGACGGAAAAGCAGTAATTCTAGGAGAATAAAAATGGCAGACAAGAAATTTAAAACAGGTGTAGATTTACAATCTACGGTAAAAATCTCAAGTGAGACTGTAAGTAAAGCATTAACATTAGATGGCAGCGGAAATATATCGTCTTCAGCAACATCCGATACTGAGTTAGGACATCTTTCTGGTGTAACTAGTTCAGTTCAAACACAAATTACATCGTCTCAAGATGACGCAACTCAAGCATTATCAGACTCAGCAGCAGCTCAAAGTACTGCAGATGACGCAGTTCCTGCTTCAGAAAAAGGTGCAAATAGTGGAGTAGCAACATTAGACGGTTCAGGTAAATTATCAAGCGGTCAAATTCCAGCAATAGCGATTACTTCTACTTCTGTAGTAGTTAACGAAGCAGCTCAATTAGCACTGACTGTTCAAGAAGGTGATGTAGCAGTTAGATCTGATGAAAATAAATCATATATTGCATTAAATGCTGACAATGTTGATATGGGTGATTGGCAAATTCTTTTAAGCCCTACTGATGCAGTTCAATCCGTAAACGGAGAAACTGGTGTAGTAGTTATAGATGCCGACGATGTTTCAGATGCAGCTACAACTAATAAATATACAACTGCCGGAGATATTTCTAAATTAGCAGGAATAGAATCTTCAGCAACTGCTGATCAATCTGATGCTGAAATTAAAGCAGCGTATGAAAATAACGCTGATACTAATGAATACTCTGACGCAGAACAATCAAAGTTAAGTGGTATAGAAGCAAGTGCAACTGCTGACCAAACAGGTGCAGAAATTAAAACTGCTTATGAAGCTGAATCAAATGCTTTTACTGATGCTCAATTTACTAAATTAGCAGGAATAGAATCAAATGCAACTGCCGATCAATCAGGATCTGAGATTAAATCAGCGTATGAAGGTGAATCAGATACAAATGCATATGATGATGCTGCGGTATCTAAATTAGGTGGTATCGAAGCTCTTGCTGACGTAACAGACGCAGCTAATGTAGCTTCTGCTGGTGCAACAATGGATTCTGATACTTCTTTAGCTGGTAACGGTTATTTCTTAGATGAAGATAATATGGCTTCTGATGACGCAACAAAAACTGCTTCTCAACAATCAATCAAAGCGTATGTAGATGCTCAAGCTGCTACTGGTGGGAACCTAGCTTCTGGAGACATAAAGCAAACTTCTTTTACTGGAGCTGACGTAGCTTCTGATGTTAACGTAACTGGACTAGCTTTTGCTAACGGAGTTACTAGATCATTCGTTGCTCAAGTAACAGTTTTGATCGAAGCAACTTCTGACAAGTATGAAGTGTTTAATTTAATAGGAATACAAAAAGGATCTTCTTGGGATATGGCTGTAGAAGCTGTTGGTGACGATTCAGGAGTGTCTTTTGATATTTCTACTACAGGTCAAGTAGAGTATAGTAAATCTGCTGATGCTGGATCATTTGTTTCAAACACAATCAAGTTTAGAGCAGATACTGTAGAAGTATAAAGGTAATAAATGAGTGATGAAAGTAGAGCTGCCGATGCTATTAGAAAACTAGCAGAGTACAAAATTAAAAAGAAAAAACTAGACGAAAAACTAGTAGACAAAGGTAAGCTCGAACTCAATAAACTCGGAATTAACCCAGAAAGTGCTGCAAAATCCGCAGCATTTATGAAGATAATGCACGATGCATCTCAAGGCAAAGTTAGCCTTGGACACGACTTTGGGAATTTTAATGTCGAAGGACAAATAAACCCTAAAGAACGTAAAATAAAACTAGGATGGAAAAAAGGATTTTAAAATGGGTGATTCGGATAACAAAGTCAATAATAAACTAGACTTTAGAAACGTAAAGCATACGCAATTAGGCGGAAGTCAGACTGATAGAGCAGAATATTCTGAAATACAGTCTGCAAAGCGTGTTTACGGAACTAACTCTATATTAAAAGATGCGTATACTGATATCATCATGGAAACGAATATCGACGGAAAACCTACCAATGTAGAATATTGGCAAGCAACTTTTCCTGCGACAGATAAATTACAAATGAGTGCTGACGTATTGGGAAATAAAGCCGGAACGTATTTTACACTACAAGAGTATAGTACTAAGAAAACCCACGTATTTTATTACGTGGTAAGCGGTTCTGGAGTAGCTCCGGGAATTGGAGATATAGAAACTCCTATTAATATTGTAACTGACGATAGTGCGGCACTTATTGCATTTGCTACTAATTTAGTAATTAATACTGTAGAAGAGTTTACTTCGAATAAGCCTACAATTTTAACTAGCTATTTAGAAGTTAGTTATGATCAGTTTGGTGATACTGCTGCAATTGACACAGGAACTTCGGGCTTTATGACTTCTAGATTAGTAGAAGGGGAAAGTTATAAGGTTGGGGAAGTTTGCATATCATACGATATTGACGGTCATCCAGTATACGGAGGTAATACTTTAAAAGGGTTCCAATTTAATCCATATACTGCATCATTTGATGTAGGAAGTGGAGATGTAACTGTAAATTTAGACGCAATTATATCAAAAGATCCTGTTATATATAATGTAGCAATGGCAGTATCAGGGACTGAGTATAGCTTAACAATACCACTAGGAGTAAAGCAGATAAGATTAAATGTAAGGGATCATAGAGGAAAATATACTGTAGGATGGACAAGTGGCGGAACAGTTCTCACAAAAAGTCCGGGATCTATTTACCAAAGAGAAGGTTTAGAAATAATAACAGGAAAAGATATAATATATTTTACAGGAAGTAAAACGAATATAATAATGGAGATCGAGACGTGGGAATAGTTACTAAGATTTGTCATAAATGTGAGTGTGATAAGGATTTTTCTGACTTTAATAAAGACAGTAGAAGTGTTGACGGTCATCAAGGAAAATGTAAGAGTTGTAAAAAAGAGTGGTCTGCTGCTAGATATATAAATAAAAAAGAACACATCACAAAAACAAATAAAAAATGGGCTAAAAATAACAAAGATAAAGTTAATATGTATTCTAAGAAGTGGAGTAAGAATAATCCAGAAAGGATAATAGAGATAAGAAAAAAAACATATATAAAAAATATCGAACAAAGAAAAGAAGATTGTGTTAAATGGAAATTAAATAACAAAGAAAAAGTTGCTGTTTATAATAAAAAATGGATAGAAGAAAATAGAGGACACAAGAACCATTTATCCAACAAAAGAAGAGCAAAAAAATTAAATGCCACACCTAACTGGGTAAATTTGGAAGAGATAAAAGTTATATATGAAAATAGACCAGAAGGATATCATGTGGATCATATAATACCTTTACAAG